TATTATTTCTTCTTCTATTATATTATCTTCTTTTATCTTCTCTTCTCTTATGCCTTTTGATTCGCTTTCAATTGGCTTTTGATTCGGTTTCGTTTCGGTTTCTTTTGGGTTTCGTTTCGGTTTTTTTGGTCTGCCACCTTTCGCACCATTCTCACTGTTTATGCGGCTTTTGGTAGTTGCATTATCATATTGAACATCAAGAAACTTTATAATGATATTTTCACCTTGTAAATCAATTATGCCCTCTGTAATCAATTCATTTAACTCTTTTGGATAGTTAAGCCTTCTTAAAATTTGTTCTTTAGTTAGTGAACATTCACGTTGCCAATAGTAAGCACAAAGATTAATAAACAAACCTTGCGCTGCTAAACTGCAAAATGAAACATCTTTAGTTAAATATTCGGCAGGTTCAAATTGAAAGTATGGTAATTCTTTAGCCATGATATTAAAAAACAAAACATCGGCTGTTCGGGTGTGCCCTCCCTACTAAGCCAATGCTTTTATATTTAAAATGAATGTCTATTTTGAATGTTGGGCACATAAGAAATACAAATATAGTGTTTTATTTAAATAACTATTCTTTTAAAAGAAGATAAATTAAAAATTACTCTTGGTTTTTTACCATTGGTTTTAAAATGTTCTTTTTCTAAAAGATTTTCCATTTTCTCAATGTATAAACATTTTTCATCCAAATCGTAAACTATTAAATATGGTATTACGCCTGTATCTTTATAAAATTTTAATCTTCTATCAATTTGCCATTGTGGTAAACCATGACCATCAAATGGTGGGGCTTTAAATTTTTCCTGTGATTTAACCTCACCCAAACACCAAGAATTATTATACCAAAACATAATATCAACTTGCATAAAAGGTATTTTTTTTGATTTAAACCAATCTCTAACTATATCTTCACCTGCAAATCCTATTTTGCAATTTTCTAAATTATTTTCAAGAAAACTCATATTCTTTGTTTAATTAAATTATAATATTTTTCTTCTATTTCTATACCTGTTGCTTTTCGGTTTAAATTTTTACAAGCTAACAAAGTAGAACCTCCTCCAGCAAATGGTTCTAAAACTTTATCACTTTCATTTGAAGATTTTTTAATTAAATATTCTAATATGTCTAATGGTTTTTCTGTTGGATGAATATTTTTAGCTGGGTCTATTCTACTATAAGAAAGTAAATCTCTATCCCTTGTACCCTTTAAATCTTTCCAAACTTTATTATAACCAAAATAAATTATGTCGTATGAATTACCATAAGATTTTAAGTCACCCATGCCAATTACTTTTCTATCCCAAATTAAAATATTTTTAAGATTTAAATATTTTTCAATTATTGGCCTTATTTCACCAATAAAATTAATGTTCCCAAATAGATAAAAATGTGCATCATCTTTTAATAATGGTAAACTTTCTTTTAAAACATTTTCAAATAAAATAGTTGTATCTTCTATTTTATCGTTTGCAATTTTTTCTTTATTATTCCAGCCACTTTTAAAATCCATTCCGTAAGGTGGGTCACTTAAAAGTAAATCATAAGTAGCTTTTTCAAGTGTAGGCAAAACCTCAATACTATCTCCATGTATTATTATTTGTTCCGTATTTATAACTTCAATTAGTTTTTCAAATTCGGCTTTCTTTTGTTCAAAGTTAGCTTTCTTCTCCTCTTTCTTTATTTCCTTGTACGCTTGATTAATTGTAATTTCATTATTCAAAACCTTTTCTTCAACTTCGGGACTTGCTTTTTTAAATACAATATCCGCCATTGCAACTTTACCTGTACTCCAGTTTAATGTTTTTGCTATTTCTTTTCTTGTCCTTCCGCTTTCCGCTTTCTTTTCTGGTGTGTCAACATTTGACACACGACGATTCTTCCTTTCGCTTTCGTGTTTTTTAGCAAGTATTTCTTTTTTTCTTTGTTGCAGTTTATACTTCCAACCATCCGTTAAATTTCTTCTTCCGTTTTGGTTATCTATCATCCATAAATAAACATCATCTTCATTATCAAAATGTTTATTTTCGGTTTCAAAATCTAAATCCCACTTTTGCGAAATTTCATATCTATTGTGTCCATCAATTATAAAACCGTTCCACGTTAGTATTTTTTCACGAATACCCTCCGCCATACAATTATCTTCTAATTGTTTGTATTCTTCTTGAGTTAAAGCTGGTATTAACCTTTTGAAATCTTCATTAATTTTAATCATATTTTGTAATTAAAAAAGCCTTTCAGTTCATCGGTTGCATCGAATTACCAAAAGGCTTTAGGTGAAAAAATAATTTTTAGGTAATGCAACTACCCTTTATCAAATATAACAATTTTATTTAAAACATTGTAAGTTGTTGCTGATGAATTTTCAATCTTTTTATTGCTGCCTCATAATAATCTTTGTCTAACTCACAAGCAGTTAAATCAAACTTTAAATTGTGGCAAGCAATAGCGATTGAACCACTTCCTAAATGGGTGTCTAAAATCTTATCACCTTCTTTAGCATAGTTCATTAGTAACCACTCGTAAAGTTTAACGGGTTTTTGGGTTGGATGGATTCGTTTTTCCTTGTTTTTCATATCTTGTTGTAGCATACCAGCCCACTTCCATTCTATTTTGCGAACGCTTGTTTTAAAGCTTGTCCAAGCCAATTCACAGTCAGCAAAATCCGTTGTTCCATTTACCTTATCCCACACCACCCAACAAGAAGAGTTAGTCAAATTTTCAACAAAATAATTACCCCCCCAAACAATTTGATTTTTAGACACTCTCATAAGTTCAGAAAAGTATTCTGTAGTTGGTATAGCACTATCCCAATCTTTTTTGGTGTACTCAATCTTTTTTGCAACTCCGCCACCTTTGCCTTGTGATTGTTTATTAATGTTAATACCATAAGGCGGGTCTATAATAGCAAGGTCGAAGTGGTTATCTTCGTACCTTGCCATAAGTTGCATATTGTCCTCGTTTGTTATTTTAATCATAATTAAAACGCCAAGTCTGTTTCATCCGCTTGTTTATCGCTTTCTGATTTTCTTTCTTGGGCTGAATCTTTTTTGTATTCAAACGCCTGTATTTTGCCATCAGTCCAAACTGTTCTACCATTACCAACGTAAAACTTATTAGCCTTTGCTTCTCTTTGTTCTTTGGTTTGGGCTACAAATGCTGAAACATTTTGATTGTAGTTGTTTACCTCATCATTAACCGCAATGGTTAATTCAACCCCTTTTTCACCTTTAACCTCTAAAGTGTGGGTAATTTGTTTTAAAGTGTCTAATTTAATGTACACTGAATTTAAACTTGCCATAATATTAATTAAAATTTGTAAATAAATCTGTTCTATTAAATACCTCCAAAATAGTATTCATGTCTTTGGCTTGGCTTCCAAACCTTTTAGCCCATTCGTTTAATCTTGGGCTGTTTTTTGGCTCTAAAGAATATCCATTGTTATCACCAACTAACCAAAAAGGGGTATTAAATTCTGTGATCCATCCTTTTTTTCTAATGCCATTAATAACACTTCTCAATATTCTTGGTGAAATTAAACAATGTTCCGATAAATCAGCTTGTTTAATATTTGGTTGTTTGTAAATTGAATTAATTACATACGACTCTTGCACTGTGTAGTTTTCGTTTTTCATTTTATAAATTTATTAAGTAGTTAAAAATTTCAGGTGTTGCAATTAATGCAACTGTTAAAGCTACTATTAAAAGTGAAATGGTTATCATTAATTTGAAAATGTAATCCCAATCATCATTATCAGGAAAATCGTTTTGTGGTGAATAGTTACTAGTCATTAAAATATTTATTAAAATGGTTAATAATTTTATTTGCTTCTTTTTTAAATTCAGGGTCAAATTTGTAATTGTCGTTGAATTGTGAAATGTTATGGATTACCGTTGCATGATTTCGGCCTCCTAAAGCCTCTCCAATTTCTCTAAGTGAATAATGGCTGTTGTCTTTTGCAATTTTACAATAAACCATTCTTGCCCAAGTGTAATACATTGTTTTTTTCTTGTCGGCAATATCAAAA